TCTGTATTAACTGTATTTGTTGTAAACCATTTAGAATCTACAGTTCGTGCAAAAGGACTATTTTTATCATATGCCCATTGTGGACTTTGATCGGAAATATACTTGTATGCATCATTAATGAACGAGAAAGCTGTATCTAACCCCTGTGTGGAATTCATAACAACTTTGGCATTAACATTCGTGTCAACATCAGACGAAAATTCAGGAAACAACTTTAAGTTTCCTAAGAAGTTTGCAAACAATGCTCCAGCAACCGGAACAGATTTTGTGGAAAATCTTTGGCTAGCCAATTGAGTTTTTGTATAATCCAGCATCAGAACTTTCTTGTCACCGGATCCAACAAGTTTATAAGGTCCACCAAGTTTCAGTGGATTAATTTCCATCTTAACCGTTCTCATGAGAGAAGCTGGCATTAACGAAGAATTATCGATCAAACATCGATTGTCAAAACCTACTTCACCATATGTTGCCTGAGCATCAATTGTGGTGAAGTTGTCAACCAGAATGCCATATTTGGATCTTTCCAAACCATTGCCATCTAAAATTTTCGTAGAAGCTGCATTTTTCTCTAATGAATTGAGCGCCACATAGTATTCAAGACCTTTAATTCTGTTATCGAATTTATTAAGATCACGCATAGTATATCTGCGATTCTCTTTGAACTCAACTCTAATATCTTTAACCGATTCAGTATAAGCTGGAACATATAAAGTATAAAGCTTCATATCATCTGGACCAATAGGAGAGGCCTTTGGAGATATTGAAGATTTACCAGAAACTACAGCAAATTCTTTTGAGGGTTTTACAACAATTTGATCGATTCTACTCAAATAATATTCAAATGAAGAAACAGCTGTAAAATCTGGATCAGGATTAACTGCACCGGATAATGTCGAACCACCGATAGACCTTGTAGGCCTAAAGTCGTATGCTGAACGTAGTGATGTTAATCTATTATCTTCTTTATTATTAAATTTAGAAATCTGATCATAAGTAAAATTCGATCCAACTTTCAAGTAAGAGTCTACCGTAAACAATCCATCGTTTTGTGGTGATGGTGCTGATTGATGTTTTAGGTAACGATACTGTACATAAATTTTACCTTTAGGTGAACTGTAACCACGTTTAAGTTTAATTGTCGCATGGTCGTAATGGGTTTTTCTTTGACCATTATCAAATTCATAATAATCAGTAACATCATTTGAAGAACTGGTTAGCATTGCTGTTGTTACGTTCTGAGTTAGTGATCTAGAATCAATAATTTTTACAATCTCATATACATCAGGCACTTGTAAACTTACAGCAACACCAGGTGTTCTTAAATTCTTCAGAGTGTCGGTGTTATCGAAAAATGTCGATCCGATATCATTGAATACCCATCCACTACCAGAAACGGCAGTTTTAACCGAGGAGTTTGCAGCATTTAAAGTTGTGCCTGCTATATCCAGTTCATAAGGAACCCTAGTGTGCAGGTCAACTCCGGCATTAATAGGAATATACTGTTTACCTCTAATTGCACCTGTTGAGGAATTTTCTGCATTATTAACCTTAGATGTGATCAACAAATCCGCTCTTACACCAGTCGCTCGAACATTAATTGTAAATGTTGTTGAACTCACGGCCGTGACGGTGAAATTGTTGTTAGCTAAACTTAATACCGTATTAGGAGTAATACCGTAAGTTGCATTACTTGCTGAATCTGAACGAATAAAACAGATGATATTGTTAAGTATAACAGAATCAGAAATTGTTCCTGGTGAACCAGAGAATGCAAAAGTATCTGTTCCTTCAGCTGTGATAGTTATGATTCCATCGCCACCAGAAACTTTATTTCCGTAAAATTTTCTAGCATAAAAATCCAAGTTGTTGATTGTACCATCTTTCATTGCCACATAAGGAAAATCAAAGACTAAGCTATTTCTCGAAGGTTCATTGACATATGCATCACCAGTAACCAAATCTTTCGAATCCGAATTTACATTGCCGGCAAAAGTGATCGATCCATCTTTGTAAACAATAGATTCAGCCACTTTAAAGTCGGAATCAATCGAAAATGTATTCGATGTTGGTGTGAAAGGAAGAGCAGTACTTAGAGTAATGGTTTGACTTACACTGTTTGACTGTAAAATTGATATCGGAGAAACTCCAGAACCACTTGTGTCTGTTATTCTAAAATACATTCCAGCATAAGCATTAGCTGATGCTGTTGTAGAAAATGTTGTTGGCAAATTAATTACAGTGTTGCTTGAACCAGCTCGTGTTGTTCCAGTAATTGACGATGCAGAAGAATCAAAAACATGCACATAAAATGAGTGTGTATTACCCAAATCTGAAGATGTTGCATCATTATATTTCATCATATTGGCTCGTAGAGAACCAACTTTAGTTGATGTATATGTTGCTGTTGTTGAAACATTTACTTGTGAATATGGTACACAGTGTACATCCAACAGAGGATATGAAGAAATATCCAATGTTCCAAAAATATTATCCAGTACAACATAACTCGAATAATTTGTTGGCATATCATATTCTTCAACTGTCGCAGTGTCACGACCTCTGTTGATTGGAATCAAAGTTGGTGCAATTGTTTGAAATTCATATCCACCAACATAGGCCTTACCTGGATCTAAGGATGCAATAAATGTTCCGTTCGCAGCATCACCCTCTTCGAGAGAGATTACAAAGGGATCTACGGTGTAATTACCGGATTCGTCATATGTTCTGCGAGCGAGAGTTTTCTCGATTTCATTGTAAATTGGATATTCAAGTTCTTTTGTTTTGATACCATTAACCAATCGAATAACTTCGATGAATGATGAATCGTCGGCGCTATCCAAGGTTCTCTTTGAAAGAGTGGTTGCAACTTTATATCGTGTAGCACCTGGTGCTTGAAAGTTAAATGAACCTTGAGCAGGATCTAAAAGACCTGTATCATCAATCTCATCAACGATAGTATCTTCAAATTCAATACCAATTTTATATGATGGGTTTACGTTGTTGGTTAATGCATTATAACCGGTTCGGTAAAATAATTCTAGAACTAAAAATTGTGGAACAACTTTAACAAATTGACCTTTAAAGTAGTATACGCCGTCTTGAATACTGGCAACATACGATTTACCAACTGCACTATTAGTTCTTGCTTGTGCAAAAATGTTTTGGCCAAAGATTTTAAGTTCGTCGCTCTCGGAAAAATATTCTCCACTCAAATATTTTAATACCAAAACCGGAGCATTGCTATCTGAAACATCAACAGCTATAACCTTTGCTCTTACCGATTTTGTGGTGTTGTATGATATGACTAATTTATCAACAAACACTTCAGGATTGATATCAACTCCATTATATTGACTTTGTAATATCAAATAATTACATCTGTCATCCAAAGAAATTTTACCACCAACAATAGGACTACCACTTTTAAAGATGTGGTTTCCAAATTTCTCAATTTGATTTGAGAGAATTGTTTGTAGTTGTGTGAGTTCTCTAGCCTGTACAGAATATCCAGGCCGGAATAAAACTCGCATGAAGTTGTCATCTTCATTGAAATCGTCAAAATATGGGTCGTAATTGAAAAGAGTGGTCATTTAATCCTCATAACTCTTAAAAATTCAGTAAGAACCTAACACGGTCCGTTTGTTCTTCGTTTCTTGAAACTGGTTGTGCATTGGATATGTATAATACTTTTCCAGAGTACAATTTGAGACCGGGTAAAATAAATCCGTTCACGATTCTTATCGAACCGGTCGATAAACCTTTAATCGATTGATTGGTACCTAAATTACCTCTCACGTTGTTTACATAGAGATAATTCTGAACTTCATCGAAATAAACCACATCAGCTGTAAAGGTGGCAGCGTCAAACGTGGTACCCTGAAATACAACCTCATCTTCGTTAAAGTTTCCTAAACCGGGTGAAGTTTTAATTCTATAATACATGGAATATTTTTCACCAACAGCTAAAGCACTCGTTGTCTGATCGGTCGGATTTTTTAATAGGTAAACTTGCCTATAATCATTTTGATCTAAGAAAGATAGATCATTGCCTTCAAAGTCACAATCAAAAATTAGTGTTGATGCTCCCAATTCATAAACTGGATCATACCCGTGGCCATTTTGTGGTGATATCACCACCTCAGCTGCACCAGCCGTACCCACGCCACCAGAAACATCCGTAATCGACAAAGTTGCAGAGGTGTAGTTCACACCTCTATTCTGTATAATTATGTCTTGGATTTGACCACCAGAGACATTCGCCCTGAATGTAGCTCCAGAACCGTCTCCGGTAATACTAATAATATTTTGATTAGTGCCGTTGGTATAATTATTACCTGAATTCGTAACTCTGACTACATCAATACTTCCATTAACTGAAGCTGCTGACACAAATTTATTGGCTGAAACCGGCATCCAATCCTGTGTGAGATACTTTTGCCTCTGTAAAGAGTTTAAAGTATACAGATATTTCCACTTATAACCATCAGAAGTCTCCACATATGGTTCTTCGAGCGAAGTGGAGGATAGTGTGATATCCGGTTGCTGGGTTGAAGCTGCACCAGAATTATTATCGAGACATTTAAATACTTTATAATTAGTATTCATTACATAGAAATCATCATTATAACTGAAATTGTCATCGTCATATTGATCATATATTGTATTTTGTTCCCAATCAATTCTTCTAACAACAAAAGATGCATCAGCATTTGTCAGTCGTTTTGCAAATAAAGAATTTCTATAAAGTTGATTGTAAGAATCGGTTGTTTCTTCTGGTGGAGGCACGACTTCCGTGTTAGCGGTCCAAGCAGTTTGTTTTCCTAATACAGCAAATATATAACTCTTTTTACTTTCAGGTAAAATTGAATTGTTAGTCAAGTCTATTAAATCATAGACATTTTTTGCCATTTCAATTTTAAAATTTTCTGTTAATAAGTAGCTCATATTGTTATTTATTTAACTTTTCTGATGGTTGATGTAACAAAATTGGCTGAAGAGTCTATATTTGTGTTTAATAATATGGTGTTTGCATTCACAAAGTTAACCGTTCCAATCTCATCGAATATTATATTTATAGTAGCACCATTCGATGAAAGATAAATTGTATTCTGTGTGATGAATTGCGTATTAGATATCACATTAGCAACAATCTCAGTATTACCTGTCGATAAATCAATTGTGTCGCCATCTTGTATTTGATTGATAAAATTTGTAGAATTTCCAGTAACAACATTAGAACCATAAGAAACATTAACCGTTCCTTGCAATTGTTTCTCTATACTACGTACAATAATCGTATCACCGACATTTACAGATGTTGTTAAATTGGAACTGGTATTGGTCGAAACAATATTGTTCGAATTGTAAGTTGTATTGAAGGTTTCTTGTAAATCTGTTTCTATGTAAATTATGTTTTGTAAATTTGCTGTAACTTGAATATCATTATCAAATAAACGATTCACGAAGGTTTTTGTACCTAGAGGATGAACAATCTGCTTCAAAGGTTCTCTGAATGTTTCGTAATCTTTTTTTGTATTAATAACATAAGAGAAATTATGGTACTTAAAACCATCTTGAATTTTTTTATCCGAACTAACTTGTCCGTCGGTATTCAAATACAATCCTGGATATCTTATCAATCCATTTTCGAATTTGGCCGTTACTTTAGCTCGGCCATCACCATAAAATACGGAATTTATCACATTTCCTGTAATAAGATTATCATCAGATTTGAGTGTCAATGAGGAATTAAATGTTCCAATATAATCAAATATTCTAATAACATTCGTATCAGGATCAAAAGAATCAACAAAAGCAGAAAAAGTCGTAAGACTGTTTGAGGATCCTTGATATACTCTTGTGTTAGCCACAAATAATAATCCTGGTGTAACACCATCAAGTGTTATATCAGCATTTCTCAATGATACACTAGGAGCAGACACATAATCATAACCATAACTGAGTACCCTAATCGAAGAAATTGATCCAATTTTAGAAGTGGTTAAAGTTAATTGTTCACCATCACCGGATACTTCAGATACCTGCAAAACAGCATTAGTTCCAACAGTATTGGCAATGCTGATTGTGGGAAGATTACCAATCGAATATCCTTCACCACCAACAACGTAGTCTGAAGTCTCAACGAAAGAAACAGTCTTTATTCCATTGTTAGCATAAACCTGAGTGATTACGGCATTAGCTCCATATCCTGATCCTCCTGTGAATATCAAATATTCACCCACCTCATAATCTTCACCTGGATTTACAATTTCTATTCGACCAAGTGATCCAAGATTATACAGATCACTTCTCGTAACTTTATATACAGAAATTCCATTTATATCATTTTGAAAATTTCTATTCAAAGAAATGGAATTTGTTGTTACTTCAGTGACTTTCATTATCTCTTCAAGTCTATTAAGAAGGAACAACCTAACGACATCTCCTACCTGAAATGAATTAGTTAAGTTTTGAGAGAAATCCAAAAGTACATTTGTTCCTTTAACAGCATTTGTTGTGTTTATAACCAGAACATCAGGATTGTCTTCATTGTAGTAACTGTATATGTTCACATCTGGTAGATTTTTATATCCGCCACCCGACCCCGTTAGTGATACAAAAGCTATAGGAGAAACATTTAATGTTTCATAAGAAGACATTGAATTAACATTACTGGTAATTATATTTGCAGAAACATTTTCCAATGTAATTGATTGGATGACTTCAATGCTGGTATTACTGACATTCATTGTTCGGTAATTGCTCAGATCCATCAGTGTGATATCAGCTTTAGCTTCAGTTCCAAATAAAGCATCAGTGAAACCACCCGAAAAATCTATAACTGAACTTCCTGGAAAATTGACCGGATTACGGAAACCAAATCCTCCATTAACTGTGAGAATATCTGTGATGCTACCTTGGGTGGTTGCACCAACATAAGCAATAGCGCCAACCGGCGTATTAGCTTCGGGATTAAGACCACCAACAATTGTTAATGGGTCTCCAGCATATCCAGTATCGGGATTATATCCATTGTAAAAAAGACCTCTATTGAGAGGATCGATCTTAATCTCAGACAGAGCACCAATGAGTTTACCGCTTACATTTACATCAACAATACCGTTATTGTAGGTCGCAGTAACAAGTTCACCGGTAACAAATAATCTTTCCACATTGGAAACATATACTTCCGTGTATTCGATACCTAATTGTCTATCTATAGACCGAACAACCTTTTCAACTAAAGCAGTAGCTTTCGATTGTGATCCTGTCAATAGACACTGTTCGATATTTAATATGTTTTCATCATTAGTGTCTATTCGTAGTGCAAGTGGTAAAACCCATTTACCATCAGAGGATTTTAATATATCGTCTTTAGGATAGAATATATCGATGTCTTCATTATAAAGAGCTTTGAAAAGAAATTTAACCGAATCCGGTGTTCCTTTCGCTGAATAGAAATTACTAATCAGTTTTATAAATTTTCTACTATCAAGGTGTGTTATATCAGGGAAAAAAGGTAGAAATTCTTTTTTAATTTGTTCAAGGTAATAACTAGGAGTAACATCTACATCATTAATAACAGAAAGTTTATCAGATTCAGCTGATGCGTTACCGGACAATTCCATCCATTCATAATATTTTTCTAAGAATGTTACGAATATAGGATATTCTGAGCGAATAAAATCAGGTAACTGTTGTCTTACAATAGAGGATGTTAATATTTTTGTCATCTTTTAACGGCTAAAGTGTTTACAACAATGCTTGTTGCATCATCGGAATCTAAAACTAACATCTTATTTAACTTAGATTCAATAATGTTACTCGATGGTCTCATATAAACTGTAATGTCACCAAAGTCATTATTTATTGCAGTTGGTCCAAAATCGTTTATTGTTATTTTACCTAAAACATAATCTATTGTTCCAGCGACACCAGAATTTCTGTTTTTGTTGAGTACAATTTTTGTATACTCACTTGTGACTTCATCGATTTTATAATAAGAAATTCTAATCTGTCCGTATCTACCTTCAAGCACTGCTATAGCTGAAGCAGAGTTACCACCGCCACCAACAATACGTATCGTGGCTGTTGTGTATCCCACACCAGGAGAATTAACAGTAACTCTAGCTAACTTACCATTAATGATAGTGGCTGTTGCTGTCGCTCCTTCTCCGTCACCTACGATTTCAATTGTTGGTGTTGTTGTATAATTAAATCCACCATTGGAAATGATAACAGACTCAAGACCCGAGAATGATGAGGGAACTTCTTCAAGAAAACATTGTCGAGAAACACCTTCTTCATCAACCACAGTAAAGTCTGGTGTTGAATAGAAGTTATCGGTTAATGCTCCTTTATTTAAAGGTAGTCCAAAATCCAAAATGTATGTGTTTGATTTTGTTAAATCTGGCCTAAATTTCTTACCAACCAACAATTCAACTTCATTCGAGATTATCGATTTATTATAATTTTGTATAGTTGATTCCAATCCTGAATAGTTGAAGAATGTGTCAAACTTATTCAGGTTATTGTTACAGAAACTCAAAATCAAATTCCTCAAAGAATTCTTCATATCACTTTCTGTCATTGTAGTCTTATTTCTATCATATACTAAATCAACCTCTACTTTTAAGAAGTTGTAATCAACATCTACCATTTCTGGAGTTACTGTCAGTATACTGATAGGTTTTAATATTTCAGTTTCAACGAAATTCTTAACAGTATCCGTAACTTCGAATCCTAGTCTAGGTTTTGCGGCAACGAACACTCTACCGAAAACAGGAGGATCATTTTCTTCTCCACCCCAAACATTGACCGCCTCAAAAGATGGATACTTCTGTTGTATTAATCTAATATAATCATTTTTTGTGACAGCTCTATTCTGGGATAGAATCTGAAGAGGCGCTGCAAATTTGATGTCTTCAATTGACTCTCGTTGTGCTCCACCTGAAGATTTAACTTTCGAATTCACGACCATATTGGAGTAACCAGAAACAGCAGAAGTGGCCACAAAATTGTTAGCTGAATTTGGTGCATCAGCTGAACTTATCAAATACTGAAATGTTACCAGAGATCCGTCTGCTAATTTCTTACCAAAAACATCATCTCCAAAATATACTTGATATTTTCCATCAGTAGCTTCTTGAAGAAAATAAATTTCAGCATCAGAAGTTTGTGTCAATAAATCAGTAGCTGTATTAAAAATTGTAATATCATTATTTGTTGTTGAAGGTTGTACCGAAACGGTTAGAGTTTCCGTATCGATATTAGGATCAGGTAAAATAAATGTCTGTGTTGGATTGGTCGCCTGAACATGTACATATGAATATGAGGCCAGTGTTCCCTCGTAAATAGGAACAGAAGTGAAAATAAAGTTATTTCCGGACTTGGCAACACTACGATCTTCTAAAGTAACAAAACTATAGGATCTATTATTTACCTCGTCAGACAAAAAGATGTAACCTTTAGGTAAAGTCAAAAATCCAGGTGCTGAATTTCCAGAATTTACGATTAGATCAATTATCGCCATTGCAGAGGAAACCGATCTAGGAGTGTATCCTAACTTTTTAGCATGAGAAACAACAGAGTTTCTTAATAGTGCGGTATCCAAAAAAGATTCATTAGCAATCATATTGATGTAATAAGCGTTATAATGTGTATTATAAGCCAAAACATCCAACAGAACACTTAGACCCGAACCTTCGAAGTCATAATCTTGAAATTCTGATTGTTGTTTTAAAAAATTCTTTAGATTTGTTTTGATGTCATCGAAATCTAATTCGGTGACTTTTAATCGGTCAGCCATTTATCTCACTCTTGAAAGGAAAAAACTAATGGTTATTGGTTGTGTCACATTCAAAACAAAAAAATCCATTTGCACTAAAAAACCATTATTGTCAAAATCCGGTTTTACTGCAATCGTTCTTATCTTGACACGGGGTTCATAATTATTGATTGTCTGTTCTATTTCATTTTGTATATTAGTAGCAACAATTGCATCCATAGGTTCAAACAACATTTTTCTCATGTTGGAGCCAATTTCTGGATGAAATGGTTTTTCATAGTGTGCCGTCAACAATAAATTTTTAACTGAATTTATTACTGCTGCGGTGCCTACATTTTTGTTGATATCTTTTTTAATAGGATGAACAACAAAATTTAAATCCAAATCGGTATACTGTCTCGGTGAAGATATTATTGAAGTGGCCATACTTTATTTATGTGTTAGCGAGGTTGTTTTTCAGTCTATCTGTGCCAATATAATCACTTATTAGTGTTCTTTGTGTGTTACCTAGGTTATTAAATCTATTCAACATCATATAATCATTCAAAATTTGTCGGCTTCTTTGATAAAATTCCCAATCTTCTGTTCTTCTATCGTGTACAAGATTGTATGCCGCAGTAATATTGGAATATGTAGAGTTTATTTTGGAAGAAGAAAGGTTACTCTCATATGATATATAAGGAGATTCTTCCGTGTATATTATAGTTATTGAATTTGCTAATTCTGAAACATTGATAACCAGATTATTTGCTAAAACTCGCAAATCATTTTCTATAAACAAACTTGTAAAATTACCAAGAAACGGAGAAGCATTCAATATCTCTTCTTCTGAAACAACAATCCTTAATATCTCATTTCCAATAGATAAAGCCAAATCATAACTAGGAATATTAGCAGAACTCATAGACTGTGCAGAAACACCTGATACATTATTAGTGTGTGTAATGAATGCATCTATTTCAGGAAGAGTCGAAACAGCTGTGGTGTATATTTGAGCACCCGTATTTGCAGAATTGGAATAAGTTACTCCATTGGCAATTTGAATCATATTATTAACAGTAATTCTCAATTCTGAACTAACATTTATCACAGGATTTCTAAAGTAGTCGGAACGTGATAGTGGAGCCCCTGTGATG